CCGACTGCTGTATTATCATCAGCAGTTGTGTTTGAGGTCATAGCTAAATGACCTATAGCAGTATTACTATCACCTGTTGTATTAGCATCTAAATTTAAAGAACCTACGGCTACGTTCCCAGTTCCTGTTGTGTTTACGCTTAAAGCTTGCCTTCCAATAGCCGTGTTGTTATCGGCTGTTGTATTACTACTTAAAGCACCCTGTCCTAACGCTGTGTTTGCCTCTCCAGTAGTGTTTGCTCCTAGAGCTTGATTACCAATAGCAGTGTTGTGACTAGCAGTAGTATTTGCATCTAACGCAAGAGAACCTACAGCCGTGTTATTAGTTCCAGTTGTGTTTTCAGATAAGCAATTATAGCCAAGTGCAGTATTATTATTAGCCGTTGTATTAGCATCTAAAGCAAAAGCTCCTAGAGCCACGTTCTGTGCACCACTACTGTTTGCACTCATAGAAACATGACCAATGGCAGTATTATTACTTGCAGTGTTATTTAATAAAGATGAAATTCCTACAGCAGTATTATTGTTACCAGTTTGATTAGCACCTAGAGCTTGAGAACCTACAGCAGTTATTGTTCCTGTTGTGTTAGCTGATCCAGAAGCAAAACCTACAGCAGTACTGTTAGCAGCAGAAGTTAATGAGGTTAGTGCAGTATTTCCTACAGCAGTATTATTGCCACCACTTACAGAAGCATCTAGAGCACTTTCTCCAAGAACAGTGTTACCAGCAACAGAGTTTGCTCCTTTACCTATATTTACAGAGTTTATTGTGCCATCAACAGCAAAAGCTGGCCCACCAGTAAGAGTAAATAAATTTATAAATGCGTTTCCAGATGTATTATTAAGTTGCATAATACCTGCGGTGGTATTAGCAAAAAATTGACTCACAAAAGTTGTAGATGGGGCAGAAGATCCAGAACTGTTATTAGCTAAACTTTTTAAAGCGTTATTTATATCGGCCCTAACGTTGGCTCCTGTGGAGTTATCAATCTCCATATCATTTTGAAAACCCATCTCTTAATCCAAATTTTCTTTAAGTATATCCTAAATCAAAATTAACTACCACGCCCAAAACCTACTGCAGTATAACTAAATGTTTTATTTACAGCATTACTACTACCATCAATAAATTTTATTGTGAATCCAGAACCGCTAATACTTGAAATAACAAAAGTTTCACTGGCTGCTAAATCATTTGCTGTTATTCCGATGCTAGGAAGTTGTGAGCCTGCTGCAATATCAGTACCACTTCCTCCTGTAAAAAACGAATGATCAAAAGTAATTGCAAGACCAGATGATGATGTACCAGAACTTAAATTACTTTTCTGTTCAGTTCTTCTATCAAGTTCTGCTGTATAACCTAACTGATCTATTTCTATACTTTGAGCAGGGTCATCACTATCCATTTCACATCTAAATTTAAATCCTCTTCCTATATGAGTTCCATTTGCAAAAGTATTAAATGTCTTACCTGTAAAGTCACTATCTTGATAACTAGAACCATTACCAGGTGCGGCAGTTGTAGTTGCCACTAATAATTTTGCATTTACGTCAAATGCTGTAGCTGAATCAAAATCAGTCCATGTATCAATATTTGCTGTCCTTTTATCAATTAAATCGTTAGGATAAAAACCTTGTGTTACGAAATGTCGTGTAAGTCTTAAGGGATGAACAGAACCTAAATCTAAAATATTTGCAAAATCATAACTACCACCTGTAATATCAACAGCACCCAAGAAATCAAAATCAGCGATAGCATCAAAATCTGTTACATCATCTAATGTTTCTAATGATCCAAGAACAAGACCATTAACGTCTTCACTGAAAAAACAATCTACTTTTGTACCTCCAAAAGGAGGTGAATCTGTATCTTCTCTATCTGTAAAAGTAACTAATTTAGGTAAAGGATCAGGATTTGTTACTACAACTGATGCTTCTCCAGAACTTAATCTGCCGCCATCATCTCTAAATTTTAAAATATACTCACCATCAATTGCTGGAACAAGTGTTTCACTAACAGATCCAGGTAATCTAGGAATAATGTCAACAGAATTTGTAAAAGTACCATTACCGTTAGTTAAATTACTGTGTCTTACAACTACGTTTCCTCCATGCAGTACATCAACATCTGTTGATTGATTAAAACGTAATCTTAATAGTTGATCTGATACTGGTTCTACAAGTAAACCTGTAACATCAGCAGGTACAGCAGTTTTACCTTTGGCTATAAAAGTAAAAGGAGAGGGTTCAACACTTGGTTCAAATAAAGCATTATAACTAAATACTTCAAATTCATAAGTTCCTAACTCTGAATCAAAAATTTCAAAAATAGGACTTTGAACAATAGTTGTCTGAAAACTCCCATTATTCAATTTATGCTTTACTGAATACTGTGAGACACCTGATACTGGCTGCCAACTTAAAATTATTTTACTAACTGCTCTATCTCCTAAAACAACAATAAGTTCTTCTGCCGTCAAGTTACTTGGAGAAGGCTTCAAATCAACAAGATTTGTTATTACAGGCACAGTGACGGAAGCACCATCTTCAACAAAAGCATACTTATCTGAATTATGAAACATTGCTGTTATTGTGAATAAATTATTTTCTTCTGATACTGATAAAACTCTAAAATCTTCTGTCTCTGTAGTGGCTCTTTGAAGTAACCAATTACTGAAAACTTGAGGAGCAGAACTAAAAGCACTAGAAACTGTTATTACAGATCCAAGTATGGTTGATATTGTTTTTGTTTCTAACGATCCATCGGTAAGAATTACTGATAGTTGATCTCCTGTCTCTGCTTCAGTTGGTAAATCTTTAGTATTATCTACAGTAATCTCAGTTGTTGTAGCAGCTTTTATTCTTCCTGATCTTCTTAAACCACTTCTGACAGGGTCTTGGATCGTTATTACTTGCGAGGGTCTAATTAAAGAACCAGCAGAAGCATCTGTTGAAAAAGATACTGTTTCTGTTTCATTGTTTTGTGTAAACAGATGCCATAAACCCATTCTTCGAGCCTGTGCCTGATCGCTACATCCAATTGCTTCTATGTTTTTTACAACAACACCATATTTGGACTGATTAGCAGCAGTATCTTCAACAGTCTCATATTCAAATGTTCTTGTTTCGTTACTGAAGTATTTAACATTGATAACTGTATCTTTAGTTCTTTGACTAGCTCCTGTGTAAATAAATCCATCTTCTGTCACGTTTGAATATGAAAAGAAATATGTACTCGTAGTAGGTCTATCTTGCGTAAGAGTTATTTTCCCATCTTCTAAAAATAAACTAGCTCTCATTATTGATGCAATTCGATCAAGCAAAGTATAAGCAGAAGTGCTTTTCTGAATTACAATATTGCAACTAAATCTAGGGCCATTTCCTCCTCGGCCATTATCAATAAGCTCAGAGTTATAAACAGAAGCATCATAAAAAGCAAATTTATCTATTTCTGTTTCTGCTACAAAATCACCAAATCCTGCTCTTGATTCTGAAAGTAAGTCATAAAGAACCCAAGCTGGATCACTACAATATTCCTTTGAAGCTTTAAGAGATCCATTGAAATCGCCACTAAAACTTAAACTTCCATCTGATCTAACCGTTGAATTATGTGGTATTTGAACTTTTCTACCTCGTATTCTATACATCCGTCTTGGAATAGACCTAAACACTTCAGCATCAAAACGCACAGCACTAAGAGCAGTATTAGCAAAAGTAGATGGATCAAATATTAACTCTGTGATCGAAGTTAGTTCAAAGGCATTTATTAATAAAGCATCGGTACTATCTGCTGTCTCTCTGGTAACAGTAACAGTAAGAGGAAAATCAGAATTTTCTATATCGTCAGGAAGAAATAAAATATGATCTTTGAAATATGGTGATGTGCTTTTACCAGTGACCACGCCACCTCGTACTTGTTTTTCCGTATCAGTTTGACTTGCTGTAGAAACTACTTCTCTTAATAAAGTATTAGATGCATTTTTTACTTTTATATTGTATTTAACAGTAGTTCCAGAGATACTTCCATCATCTTCAACTTTTGTTAATCTTGGGAATCCAATAGTAACTCTTATTCCCTCGGTAGATGTATCTGTTATAGTTACAGTTTGTGGACTTGCAACTGTGACTGTAACTCCGATGCTTTTATCTCTTTCTGTTTCTTTTAAACCTGGTATTCTTGTTTGACTAGGTGTTCCAAAACGAGGTATGAATCTTGGCCTATTTGAATCTGACGTTCCAAAATTAAAATCACTATCATCAGGATTCGTATTTGGTGCAGACTGTTTTAATACTTGTGTGTTATTAAGAAAAACATCTTTTAGAGCACAGATATTGTAATCATTTGTTCCCTGTGTAAGTGATGCATCTATAGCGGATGGAAAGCCTTCTATTTCTCCTTCGGAAATAACATCTAATAAAGTAACAAATTGACGAGAACCGATCTCGCCATCTTTCATCTCAGAATCGTAATATCTTATATTTAATTGACCTTCTACATCAAGCTTTTTAAATCTTAAACTTTTTGCATCATTTATATCACTTGGAATAGTCATAATTAATCTTTAAATACAGGAGCGGTATCAGTACCAGATGAGACCACAATAGAACCCGTAAATACCTCTCCATAAATTAGAGGAATACAGACACCACTACGACTTACATTTTGAATACCACTAAAAGAATAGTTCATTCGTGTATCTGTTTCACCTATACCTTGAATGTCACCTATATCTGGTTGCTGTTGAGGAAATAACATATTCGTTACTCCTTGAACTGCCATACCAACACCCACACTTATCAGGGCAGAACCAATAGCTATCGCAACTGAAGTACCAATAGCAGCTACGGCTGCACCTCCTCCAATGAGGAGAGGAGCAACAAACCACCAAAAAGCACCAGAAACTACTGGGATTATTGTTATATCTCCTTCGCTATCCATTGTCATTTCTTCAATACTTTGAATCGGATTATTGTTGAATTTAATAATGTTATATTCTGTATTTAAGTATTTTTCAATATTAGGATTATTAGACTTAAAATATTTATAAACATCTTTTATATTTTTTACATCTGCATAATTAACATGCCAACCTAATAATTCAGCCAATCTTCCATAAACTTTAATTTTACGTAATCCCTGTTCATCTTCTCTCCTTTCTCGATCTACGAATTTATTTTTATGAAGTAAAGGTTTTAATACTTCAGGTTTCAATTCCTGAACTTCATCATTGAGTGGATCGAAAATAAACCAAGATAACCCGATATAATTACAGCTTTGAATATCCTCTTCTGAGGCTGTGAGATCACCGTTCGGGTGAGAATGACAAATATGTAAGACTGTTCCACTATCCTCTGCTTTTACCCAATCTTCTGGATCAATAGTAAAGCTATTAACACCCTCTACGGCAACATTATTACAGGGAAAATACTCTTCTTTATTATCTATTTCAACCACTAAACCACAACTTTCATTAGGTAAAACATCTTTAGCGTGTTGAAGTGCTTTTTTCTGCCAACTGTTCATGCAAACGTACCAACTGAAGGAAATTCTTTTCTTGTTATTATTCTCTTTGGTGCAGATCGGTTTTGCAAGTCTAATGCGGAAGCACACTCAAACTCTACAAAGTTTTTACTCTCTACAGTTTTTCTATCTATAAAGAAAGTCTGATTCTCATAGGTGTTGTTAGCTGGTGTACCGAAAGGGTTTACTCCAGATTCAAAATTTGCATTATCTATAAATTTAAGTAAAGTAACAATTCTTTTAAATTTTGCACCATTTAGATCATTTTTTGGTGTTGTCAAATTTGCCTGTACCATTAATGCTGAAACCTGTGACAGTAAATTACTTATTCTGATAGTTGGTCTAGGTCTTGTTTTTCTTGCTATTGAATACTCAAATCCATTCGCTTCTATAGGTATTCTTGTGTAAGTATTACCCTGAAAAACAACATTGAAAGTTGTATTCATATTGATACCGTTATGGAATCGGGAGACATCCGTGCTTCCATGTAAAGCAGAGTCAAGATGAATTTCAAAGAGTTCAATCTTTGCACTGGGATTAGCTTTTTGTAATTCTTCGGTAGGTATTGCCATTATGGTTCAAACACCTCTTCAAATGTTGCATTTATTGTAGCTCTGTTATTGTATGGAATTGATTTTGACCAATTTTTACAAATAAATTGAGAAGAACCTGTTTTTGTAACAGTGCAGTTACCAGATGTCGTTGCACTTGCACTGGCTGTTACAACAAAAGTATTTGCATTAGTAAGTGAAACAACAGAGAAAGAAGCATCGGAAGCTGATCCAGATGTGAAATTTATGGATATAGAATCATTAGCAAACAGTTGATGTGCTGTAACCGTCACAGTTATCGTAGTACCACTTTGACTATATGTTCCTGTTTTTACTGATGTTTCGTTTGGAGGTGTAAAAGTAAATGATGCTTGATCTAAAGCTCTTTCATTTAAGAAGTATTCAATTTCATCACTTTCTGTTTCAGATACGTTAAAAACTAAATTCAATACTTTTGGATTTTGATGGGCTGCGATACCTATAAGTTGACGCTGTTGAAATCCATCAGCGAATTTAACAGTTATTACATTTGGTCTGTTTTGTTTTTTAAAACCGTAAGCAGGTTGAACAGTTGTTGGAAAAGATGCCATAGTTATTGATTAGATAAAAGACCACCAGCACGTTTCTGGTTAATTAATTCAGCTTGTATAGCTGTTGCCAAGGCATTGCCAAGGTTATTTGCCTGTCCTTCATCACCTTCGACAGACGATCCAGAGGCATCTACATTTATTACTATATTTGTTGAACCACCCATTGCATTATTTGGAACGATAGTACCTGCTCTATCTGGCAC